TGGGTCTACCTAGCACGTAACGGTGAGATCAAAACTATCGTTAATCATCAAATACGCAGTGATATTGTACTTTTAGTTGATTGGTGGGAACACTCTTGGGTTTTAGACTACCAAAGTGATAAAAAGAAATACCTAGAAAATCAATGGAAGATTATTAACTGGGACATAGTGAGTGCAAGAATCTAATTTAGCTAAATACTCGTGGGAACACGACAATGGCAAAATACGAAACTAAACAACATCGAAAAATTTACGAACAATATCACGGAACAAAAATTCCAGAAGGTATGGAGATTCATCATATCGACGGACACCATTCTAATAATGATATTAATAATCTTAAACTTGTCACTTGGCAGGAACACTATGATATACACTACTCCCAAGGTGATTGGGCCGCGTGTTTATTAATCTCTGGAAGACATTCAATACCCCCAGAAGAGAGAAGTCGTCTTGCATCGTTGGCCGCTACTAAAGCAAACAAAGAAGGTAAATGCGGTTTCAAATTAGGACATGCATCTAGAGCAGGAAGTATCGGTGGAAAGAAAGGCGGCCAATCTGCTAAAGAAAATAAGACAGGTATCTTTGCTCTTAGCCCAGAAAAAAATAAACAGCGCCATATGAACTCTGTTATTTCTAAACTGATCAAGAACGGTAAGATGTGTGCGTTTCCTAGAGTCGGCTGATATCCGCAGTACTTGATACTGGCATATCCCATATTAGGCGTCGCTCGACGCCTTTCTTTTGGGCGAAACGTTTGGCATCACAGTGTTCACAACAGTGAAAGTAATTGTTGTTCAGCCTCTTGGGACTGACCTTTTCTTTCAGTCTACGAAATCCTTCCCCACAGTTATCACAACGAAACACTGCTACTGTTCGAGTGCGGTTATATTGGTGTTCTACTCCTAGCTTGCTGATCCTAGTGTGGACTGTGATTTCTGTCTCTGTTGTGATAAACATCTTGTATTTACATTATGGTTATAAAATGATATGATAAATATCATTATGATAACAATTTCCAACTCAGCAAGATTAAAAATTAAAGACCTTCTATACGAAGAAGGTAATCCTAAACTAGCATTACGTACATTTGTTCAAGGGGGAGGATGTAGCGGATTTAGCTATGGTTTTACCTTCGACGAAGTAACAAACGAAGATGACTTTGAAATTCCTCTAGACGAATTTAAAGTGCTTGTAGATGCTATGAGTATGCAGTATCTACAGGGTGCTGAAATAGATTACAAAGACGAACTTATGGGAAGTTCATTTACAATTACGAATCCCAACGCAACTACGACCTGCGGCTGCGGATCTAGTTTTTCAGTAGCAGATGACTACGTTGATCACTTAGAGGTATAAAATGGCAAGACAAAAAATTGATATTGGCGTACAAGGCAATGACGGCACTGGCGATAGTATTCGTGAAGCGTTCCGTAAAGTTAACGAAAACTTTCGAGATTTATACGCAGTTTTTGGTTCTGGGGATTTTATTTCTTCTACAAACTTAGATGACTTCCCTAATACATATACCAGCAATCAAATATTCATCGTTAATGATCTAGGAGATCAAGTATTAGCTAAAGATCTCGTAGCAGGCGATGGTATCATTATAGATCCAAATGGTGAAGACGGTGTTACTATTACTGCGTCTGGCGGCCAGGTAATTTCGGATCCTAGACCAAAGTTAGGTTCTCCATTAGATGCACAGAATTTGCCTATAGGTCGAGCTGCGGATCCTAGTGTTCAAAATGCGTTATTATTCAATACTACACACGGCACTACTATTACAGCAGATGCATTGGTTATTACCAAAGGTTATGCGGATCGCAGATATCTTCAAAGTGGCGGTGGCAGCAGTTCTGCTGGCCAGCTGCGTGTAAGAGATGAGCCTGCAAATCAATCCGAATATACAAGAGCTATATCCGGATATATTGGTGGTAATATGAATCTGCCAAACCATGGATTTGATTCTGGCTCTGATGGTATTGCATTTACCTATAACTCTACAGGGACGAATGCTGTAGGACTCGCTGAAACTGTAAATGCAGGGAGTTTTGTTGTAGGAAGAACTTATAAAATTAATACAGTAGGCTCAACTGTTTGGACTAGCATAGGTGCATTAAACAACGAAGTTTCTACGGTATTTACTGCAATAGGTGCCGGATCCGGCAGCGGTGTTGCAACACCTGTGTACCATTTAAAATATGTTGATGACAACTATGTAAGTGTACACTACAGTGCCGATGATGCTAGAAGTGGTGTAGATAAAATTACTGTATCGGGCGGTACTGGTACACAGACACTAGTTGATGCATATTTAGATACTAATCTTGCGGGAAATTATCTAAGTAACGAAGCATTGCCTCGTAAGAGTACTGTACGCAGACAAGGCGATACAATGACTGGGCCACTGTACTTAGATGATCACCCTGGACCACTTGCAGGTGCAGGCACTCCAAACGGCGCAGACGATCTGCAGGCAGCTACAAAGTATTATGTTGATAATTCCAGTTTTGCCAGCCAATTTAATTTGTTTGTGGCAAATTCGGGAGATGACACACAGGCTAATACGCCCGAAGGTAAAGAAGGTGCTGCCTTTGCCTATGCATATGCCACAGTAGGTGCTGCGTGTCGTAAGGCGGAAGAGGTCATTGAGCTTTACGAAAATGAACCAGGTCCGTATAGACAGCGTATTGCTCACACTGTTGCCGGAGAAACAACTAACAGTCAAGTACAAAGTGTTGCATTTAGTGGCGGCAATGCCAGCTGGATCGATGTTGAAGACCTATTAACTCTTAATAAAGAGTATATCCAAGCTGAAGTAATTGGATTCATTAATACTACATACCCCACTCTTCAATATGATCAAGATCTGTGTTTTAGAGATGTAGGATATATTATTGATGCTGTTCTTATTGACATACTAACTGACAGCAACTATCAATCAGTTAATGCTGGTAAATCATATTTTAAGAATGTCAGTGCAAGAGTCGCTTCTGGATCACAATTAGTAGAAACTGCTGCCGGTATTCAATACGCAAAAGTTCTTACTGATTACGTCTTACAAGAAACAAGCCCACCTACTTCTTATCAATCAGTTTATTCAAGACAGAACAGCATTTATTCTGCTCCAAATTCAACACGCAGATCAGCAGTTGAAAGTAAATTTGACATTGTAATTGATGTACTTAATGATGGTGTTAGTTCCGCTCCGGAAATTGATTATGGTACTGGAGTTGTGGTTATTACTTTCGACAACGGTGGAACCAGAGTTGATCAAGGTGATCCGGTTAACATTGACATTATCCCGGGTAAATTGATTCGAGGAATTAGATCAGGGGCTGTCGGTAGAATTGTAAATTACAACGATAATACTGCTTCAGGCTTTGATACAATTACATGTAATTTACTTTCTCCACAAAACTTTGATCTAACTGAAGAATTAGAATTTGCCGAAGCAAACAAAAATGTACAGGTTACTATTCGAGTTGAGAGTGGAATTTATTATGAAGATCTACCAATACGAGTCCCGGCTAACGTAACGATTCGAGGTGATGATTTCCGTAGATGCATTGTGCGTCCTAAAGATCGTGCAAGCCAAAGTCCTTGGATTGAAACTTATTTTTATAGAGATACCAGCTTTGACGGATTGGATCTTGCCGCAACTAATTATCCGGATGCAGTTGAATTATTAACATTCAATAAAGATTATCTAAAGAAAGAAGTTATTGCATGGATTAATCAACAAATTGGAATTGGCACAGGAATATGGGCTGCATTTACCTATAATGACAGCCTATTTTCTCAAGATGTTGGGTTAATTGTTGATGCACTAATTGCTGACGTAAAATACGGCGGCAATGCTGAAAGTTTTACCACGGCAAGTTTATACTATAACGGTGCAATTTTTAAAAATGCAGGACAAGAAGCACAGACATCTGCAGCAGTACTACAACTTAAAAATATTGCTGTTAATTATGTTTTATTAAACACTGCATATGCATCTTTACAAGCATCTGAAACTCAAACTATCACTGCTGCTAATGGGGAAACAGCGGCCGTTACAAAAGTTGGCGGATTACTAGACGATATTGCTACAGTAATTACAACAGGTCTAACAGCATTGACATCTGCATTTGGTGCGTTCTCTAGTCCAAAATATGGTTACCATTACTTAACGAATACACAGGCTGCATACAATGTTGGTACTAGTTACGCTAATCCGGGTGAGTATGTAAACGCTGCCAAACTTTTAGAAATTAACAGAAAATTTATACAAGCAGAAGTAGTTGAATACATGTTAGTGTACCCAGGAGTAGGAGCTGTTAATCAAGATTTATTATCAAGAGATGCTGGTCTAATTACTGATGCGATTGTTGCAGACTTGATTGCCGGGGGCAAGGCTAATGTTGTAGATGCTGCATCAAAATACTATACCACTAATCTCGGATTGACTGAAGTTGAACATATTGCAGCTATTAATTACATTAATACAGTTGCACAAGAAATAATTGATAATGTATTACTAACAGTGTCCACATCGCCGCCAAAGCGCGGAACTGTTACACAGATTAGAGATCTATCTATTACCAAAGAAGCAGGGGTTGACCCGGTCATTACTAATCTAGTAGGCAGTGTTACATTTGCATTTGATGTTGCGTATAATCCTCCAAAGAATAATACAGAAATTGACATGTTCATGTTTAATGATGCTGTACGTATCAGTAACATTACTGGTCAAGGTCATGGCGGATTTATGTGTGTACTTGATCCTGCAGGACAAATTGGTAGTAAATCTCCATATGTTCAGGAAAGTGCTAGCTTCTGTGCAAGTGTGAATAAACAGGCATTCCGCGGCGGTATGTTTATTGATGGGTTCAGTGGACGTTTAACTGCTAAAATTACCAGCACTTCTGGATTATTTTTAACCTTAAGTGGATTAACTAGTCGTAGACCTATTGCTCCCACATCGTTCTACTATGCCGGATTTAGATATCAAGTTGACAACATTGTCAGTTGGAATGGTACTACTGGTGTTACAGTAATCGAACTTAACGCAACCACTCCGTGGAGTAATGGAAACTTAGATATCATTTTAGAAACTCCGGGCAATCGTTCAATGTTGGCCAACGATTACACACAGGTTAACGATTTAGGTTATGGAATTCTTGCACACAATGCAGGTTTGACTGAACAAGTTTCTACATTTACCTATTACTGTCACACTGCATATTTTGCCAGCAACGGTGGACAGATTCGTTCAGTTGCAGGATCAAATGCGAACGGTACATATGGTTTAAGATCCGAAGGTGCTGATCCTACAGAATTACCTGATCAAGTTACGTTATTTGAAAACATGACACAGGTAGGTAAGATTTATCGATTCGATGATTTTAGTAACAAAAATTTAAAAAATGATATTTCATTTTACTTAAAGAGATATTCATATATTCCTAATAGTGTCAGTGAGGTTGAAGTTATCCATCCCGATGACACGACAAGTAGATACGAATTAAGAACAGCAACTAGAACTGGTATTAACTCGAGTACTTACAATTATCGAATTACCAATGCAACTACTGCTAATCCTTGTGTGGTCACAGTTAACAGTGAATACTTGCCATTGACTGTGACTAATATTACTAGAAACGATCCTGCTGTAGTAACAGTTACTACTGGTACAGTATCTGCCGGAAGTTTTATAGCGGGACAAACCTATACAATATTGTCAGGCGGTAATACAGCTTGGCCAACTATAGGCGCAGGGTCAACAGATTTCACTGCTACAATTAGCAACGGCTCAGGCGGTGCTGGCACTGTTCTTAATGTAACAGTTGCCCCGACTAGTGGTACTGTTCAAGTTGGTATGTACCTAACAGGTTCTGGAGTTACAGCTGGTACTAGAATTACTGCATTAGGCAGTGGTACAGGCGGTATTGGGACTTATACTGTAAATACTAGTCAATCAGTACTGGGTGCAGTGGCAATGAAAGGTGTTACAGAAGGTACAACATTTAATGCAACTGGTGTTGGATCAGGAACAGGAACGGCTACTCGCAGTCACGGATTAATTGATAGAGATTTTGTGTCTCTCTCTGGTGTAGTTGGCATGACACAGATTAATGGCGCTAGTTTCTACGTTAAGGCTAGTGGCTATGCTGCTAATCAATTTGCTATCTATACTGATGATACATTAATTCCTGCAGTAGATTCTACAGTATATAGTACATATCTGTCAGGTGGTACTATAGAGTCCCCAATTAAATTCTATCAAGGAGATAGAATTTTTATCAGCGATGTTGTAGGAATGACTGAGCTTAACAATAATAGATATTACGTTAAGCCTTTGACTTATAATACGTTTGAATTATATTCAAATAGCACGTTAACTACAGGTGTTAATTCTTCAGCATACACTGCATTTGTTAAACCTGGCATTGTGGCTGCTGGAGGTTTTGTAACAGGTCGTAGATATACAATTATCACTGCTGGCACTACGGATTTTTCAGGGTCACATGGTGCAGCAAACAACAACCCAGGCACACAATTTGTTGCAACTGGCGTAGGGACAGGGACGGGAACTGCCTACTACGGTGGTACTGCGTATGAAAGATTTACCTATGCCGTAACTGCGATCACTAAAGCAAGTCCTGCAAAAGTAACATTAGATGCTGCACATCATTACAATGACGGGGATCTTGTCAATATTAGTGACATAGCAGGCATGACACAGATCACTGGTTTGTACTATGCTAAGGTGTCAACTGCTGGATTAAGTTCATCTCAATTAGAATTGTACACTGATCCTACTCTAGTTACTCCTGTAGTTAGCACATCTTACGGTACATTTGCTACAGGTGCAACTATAACAGCTGGCAGTTTTGTTAGAGGCAAAGTTTATACTATTGTCAGCACAGGTAGTGGATCAACAAACTTTACGCTAATTGGCTCGTCTAGCAATACTGTAGGCACAGTATTCACGGCTACCGCAGTGGGAACAGGCACTGGTACTGCCACAGTCACCGGTAATATATACGGTGGTCAAGAAGTATTATTAATTGGACTTACGTCTAATGCTAACGATAACAGGGAAGCTAACGGTCTTACTTCACAGTTATCGGATCATACTAATCTGATCATTAGAGGTTTACAAAACTTTAGATTTGACAGCATCGACAACGTTAACCCAACTAGACCTAGTACTGCTTTAGAATTCAGTGCAACTAGTCCGGACATCCTACGTGTTATTGCATATGGGTTATCGTTAGCCGACGGTTCGGTATTACCTGCCAATCAAGCGGTATTATCCATTGATACTAGTTTTTCATATTTAAAACCAGTAAGTGATGCAGACAAAGTGTTAACAGTTGATCCCGACAATGGGGCCAAGACGATGGGCGGCACCATCGGCGATACTAAGATTGCTGTCATTGATATTAGTGGATCAGAAAACGCGGCAAAACGTGATTTATTAAATTCAGGAACATTAGCATTTGCTTGGAATGGTAAAATACATAGAATTACAGAGTATGTAGCAGCAGCCGGACTTGTTCCTGCGTATATATCATTTGTTGACTATAGCGATAACAATAATTACAGTCAAACAGCTAGTGGCATTAATAAAGTATTTCCAGATGACGAATCAAGGACACTACGTGCAGGTTTGCCGAGCGGATCTACTGGGGCTGTCACTATTAAAATTTCAACTTGTCGAGCTACTGGACATGACTTCTTAGATATAGGCACCGGCGGATTTAACACCAGCAACTATCCAACAACTATTTTTGGTAACCCAAGTCAAGAACCTAGTCAAGAAAACGAAGTTATTGAAACTAATAAAGGCCGTGTATTCTATGTAACTACAGACCAGGACGGTGTATTCCGTGTAGGACCTTATTTTACAGTTGACCAGGGTACTGGTACTGTTACGTTCTCAGCAAGTATTGCACTGAGTAACTTAGACGGTATTGGATTTAAACGTGGTGTTACTGTTAGCGAGTTCTCCACAGATAACACAATGACCAACAATGCTGCTGACACTGTTCCAGTGCAGTCGGCTATTCGCGGATATATCGATAAACGTCTAGGCTTAGATCATGGTGGTGGCCTGATTCCAACACCAAACTTGATCGGACCGGGGTACTTACCACTAAACGGTCAATTGGCTATGGTCGGTAATCTTAGCATGGGCGGCAATAAAATCATTGGCATAGGTGCGCCTAGTTCCTCAACTGATGCTGCTACAAAAGCCTATGTTGACACGCAAGTTGGACTCAATGATGAACTATCAGAATTAACTGATGTTAGTATATTAACTGGCGCAACATTAGCAACATGTACTAATACTACAGTTACAACTAATTTAATTACCTGTGATACAACCGCATACCTAGTAATAGGACAGCCAATTAGATTTACGGGTACAACATTTGGCGGTATTAGCGGAAGTCTAACATACTATGTTAAGACTAAACCTAGTGGAACTACATTCACTGTATCATTAACACCAGGCGGTTCGGCAGTGACACTATCAACTGCTTCGGGTAGTATGGTATGTGCAAACAACATTACTGGTGAAGTAGTTATTGCTACAGGCGGTAACAAGTCAGTCACAACTGCGTCGTTCGGTGGAGACATTACTTCACAGTACACTAGTGTGAATACAACTACTCTAGTAGGTGGTGTAACTAGTTTCCCAACTATTGACTCAGGGATAGTTGATGTAGGTCAAATTAACGTTAGTAACGGTATTGTTGTTACTGACATAACTGGTTTCCCAACAAGCGGTACTATTCAGATAGGTAACGAACTGTTTACCTATACTGGTGTAACACTAGCTTCTAATAGATTTGACAGCGTAACTAGAGGCGTTAAGACTACAACTGCAACTACACACGCAGCTGGAGCAACAGTTATAGGTGTAAACAATGCTAGACTTGACATGCAGATTGCACCAGAAGTCATTGTTAACGCTGATGTTAGTCCAACTGCTGCTATTCAACAGAGCAAACTGTCATTAACTAATGCAACTGCTAATACATCAGGCGCGGCAGTAAAAGGTATTGCAAAATTTGACAGTGCTAACTTTGAAGACGACGGTGCAGGATTTATCGGTATTAAAGCAGGTGGTGTTGCTGTAACTGAAATTGCCAATATTGGCAATGGCGCAGTACTGGGTAACTTCACTGGCAGCGCAACGTATCCTAGAGAACTTACAGCAGAGTCAATTCTTAAGAAGGGAACCTGGAATGAATTTAATGCTTCGGCAACACTAAGTCAACCATATGCATATACGTTTACTAAAGGTGCTAGCGAAGTAGCAAGTTCATTTAGTATATCTGCTATCACAACCAACGGTTCTGCAAATTCTCTAGTTAGAACTAAGTCGTCAACTGAAGCTGGATTTATTGACGTACAAGCAATTCAATTGAATAGTAACACTGTATTAGCATACTCAGGTTCAACACTAGTTGTTAAAACACCAGGCGGTACTGAACTGATCAGCGGTATAGGTAGTGCAGATAACTCAACTCCTGTGACCTATAAAGGACAGTGGACTCCGGGAACAAATGCAACATTGGCTGCAACCAGTTCTACAAACGTGGCAATTACTAATGATACAACTTCTGCTACAGCCTATGTAACTTTTGTAACTGCTACTAGTGGTAATCAAGGTGTTAGAGTTAATTCTAACATGACCTACAATGCCAGTACTAATGTATTAACAACAACAGCAACACAGGCAAGATTTGCTGACTTGGCTGAATATTATACAGCAGACAAGGAATACGAACCAGGCACTGTGTTGATATTTGGCGGCACTGCTGAAACTACAACTACAAACGTCTTTGGTGATGCAAGACTAGCAGGTGTTGTTTCTACTGCTCCAGGCTACTCAATGAATGCTGAACTAGCAGGAACTAGAGCACTAGTAGCACTACAAGGTCGTGTACCATGTAAGGTAGTTGGGCGTGTTAAGAAAGGTGATATGTTAACCACTGCTGGTATTGTGGGACATGCTGCCAAGGCCATAGATCCTCGAGTAGGTACTATCATTGGCAAAGCACTAGAAGACAAAGACTACACTGAAATGGGTGTAATTGAAGTTGCAGTTGGTAGAGTTTAAAGATAAGGATCGGAGCGAAAAATGACACAAAAAATAATTAATACCGGCACTGCTGATACAGGAAACGGCGATCCGATCCGCACAGCGTTCGGTAAGGTCAATGATAATTTTACTGAACTGTACACTGCATTAGGATTAGACAACGGCGGAATAAATCTAGGTGCGTTTGAATTTACGGGCAGTACGATGAGTACCACTGACAGTTCGGCTATTGTCATCGACCAGGCTGTTACTGTAGCAAGTGAACTGACTATGCAAGGTGATATTGTTCCTAATATCGCTAATGAACATAATTTAGGCAGTGCTGCTAGACCTTGGAAGAGTTTATATGTCAGCAACAACACAATCTACATCGGTGGCAATAGTCTAGGAGTAGATAATAATGGCAGCCTTACTTGGAATGGCAGCACTGTTGCACATGCTGATGGCGAGTTTATTAGACTGGATGCCCTCACTGATGTAAATCTTGGTAGCCCGCAAGCAGGTGATGTGCTTTCGTATCAAGGTGGTTATTGGACTGCCGCTACCGTTGATAAATTAAAGATCACTGATGGGGTTGAAGTTACCTTGGTCGGTGGTCCAGGTGTTGCCGATCCTTTTGTTACTTTTCCTGCTATAACTGGTGGTGATCAACTTCAAATTCAAGGAGCAGAAGTCAGCACGATTGCAGGCAATCTCGCTCTTACCTCTGTTACAGATATCAACATAATATCAAACGGTTCTGGCGCAGCACCTGGAGGATCAAAGAATTGGACATTTAGTGCAGACGGGTCGGTGACTATACCCGGAGACATCCGCAGCGAAGGCAACATCAACATTGACATCAACTTGAGTGACTCAACTCTGCGCCGTTGGCAGTTTGGTGAGGATGGCGATCTGGAATTGCCGCAAGATGGTGGCATAGTATTTGATCGTGCCGATACAACAATTCGTGTGGGCATGGGATTCCACATTGCCAGCGGTGAAGGTATCAGTCTTGACGCTATTGATCAAACTGCTATACTAACTCTAAGTGGTGCTGGTAATGGTCCAGTAAATCAAACTTATAACAAAACTAACAATACACTTTATACAGGTAATGACAACAGTAGTGTCACTGTAGAAAACCTAGGCGGCACTTGGTTTGTATTCATAGATGGTGATGCCAAATACACCAGCAATGATCTCATCGGGTGGGCTCTAAGTACTGGACCTGGACCTGTGCCAGTTGGAGTATTGTCAAATGGCTATAAGAGTTGGGGATTTTCTTCAACAGGTGAACTGACATTGCCCGAAGGTGCTGTGGTAAAAAATATATCTGGGAACTTGACCATTGAAGGTGAAAGCTATGTAATTATTGATTCTGCAAATAATGGACAGATTGAGATAGGACGAAGCAGTGGTGTAGGAGCTGTGATACTAGGTAGTAAATCCAATGGCACTAATGTGGTAGTTGATGATTTATTTGTTGCAAATGGAGTCTATGAATTCTTCAGTAGTTTGGCAGATGCTACCGGTGTAGTAACACACAACTGCGCCAACGGACACTTATTTTATCATACAAGCCCAGATGCCAACTGGACTGTGAATTTAACTAATTTACTTGATACATGGAATAGAGCTACCTCAGTGACCATAATCATAGCGCAAGGCGCTACAGGTTACTATCCTAGTGCAGTTCAGATTGCAGGTGTGGCACAGACTATAAACTGGCAGGGCAATATCACACCAACACCCAGCACCAACAGAACTGATGTAGTGACATTCAGTATCATAAACAATGCTGGCACTTACACAGTGCTGGGACAACTCACAGGATTCTAACATGTTGAGTTCATTCACCGGTTCATTCAAGTTTGGTCGTCGACGACGCCTCTCACTACTGCCAGCAGGCTATGTTACTCTAGCTGGCTTGACATGGGCTCCTATGACCACTGGTGGAACTTATGCAGAGGCTCAAACCCACGCCGCAAACTTCACAGGCCTAGGCTTTTCAGCAGGCACATGGCGAACCGCTACTGTTGCGGAACTTCAAAGTCTCACAGCAGTGCTAAGTTATGCTGATGCTCAAAGTGTTTATGGGTGGGTATTTTCAAGTCATGCTTACAATATTTGGACTTCAGAGTCTGGGCGTGTGGTTAATTTTTTTACAGGGGCTAATGTTGGAACTGCAAATAGTAATCAATTCAATTTTTTAGTTTGCAAAACTCCTGCATAATTGGATACTAACAGAACGGTAAATATACTAAAGAGAGCGTGATATCATTCTATAATAGGGTCGGATCTGATAGTTAGTTTTAATACCTTACCACGTAATTTAACACCAATATCGCACCTTATCTAAAGTGCGATATTTTTTTCTGTATATACTCATGGAATATTTGTAGGTTAAATACATGATGACTATAATTTTAATAACACTACTACTTACCCACATTACTATCGCCTGCGTTACTCTGTATCTGCATCGCAGCCAAGCACACAGAGCAGTGGAGTTTAACCCAATAGTTGCACATACCATGCGTTTCTGGCTGTGGCTAACTACTGGTATGATTACTAAACAGTGGGTCGCTATACATCGTAAGCATCATAGATTTACAGATCAAGATAGTGATCCTCATAGTCCAGTTACATACGGTATTAAAAATATATTCTTCAGGGGCGTTTACTACTATTATCTAGCGGCAAAAGATGCACGTATGACTATAGAATACGGTAAAGGTACTCCGGATGACTGGATTGAACGCAAACTTTATACTCCACACTGCCGCCTTGGTATTCTTCTAATGTTGATCATAGATCTTGTGTTCTTTGGACCATGGGGCTTAATTGTGTGGGGTATTCAAATGTTATGGATACCATTCTGGGCAGCAGGTGTTGTCAACGGTATTGGGCATTGGTGGGGATATCGCAATGGAGAAACTAAAGATTCTAGCAAGAACATTGTACCTTGGGGTATTATTATTGGTGGAGAAGAATTGCACAACAATCATCACCTAGCACCAGCTAGTGCAAAGTTAAGTGTAAAATCCTGGGAATTTGACATAGGTTGGTTTTATATACGCACTTTAAGTATGCTAGGTTTAGCAAAAGTTAGAACCAGCTAAATATAGTAAATGAGAGTGAGATATGGCCATACAAAATATTAATCTAGGAACTTATGCAAACGATGGTACAGGAGACGATCTACGGGCTGCGTTTACTAAAGTTAATGACAATTTTGACTATATAGACACTTTTGCAGTAATATCCGGAACTAACTTAGGTGCAGGAGCACCAGTGTTTAAAACTGCAAATGGTGGTGCATTACAATTTAGAACTATTGCTGCAGGAACAAATTTAACAGTCAGCTATGATGGTAACGTTATTACCGTGGCAGCAAACAATCCGTTTGTTGGAAATGTTACAGGCGATGTTAGTGGAAATGCAAGCACAGTTACTAACGGAGTTTACACTACATCTAGTATCAATGCTCTAGCAGATGTTGATACTTCAACGACTCCTCCCACTAACGGTCAATCTCTTGTTTGGAACAGCGGAACAAGTCAATGGAAACCGGGAACAGTCAGTGGCGGTGGCGGACTCACTGATATTGTCAACGATACAACACCGCAGCTAGGCGGTGCATTAGATGTCAACGGTTTCAGTATTGTTTCTACAGGTAATGGAGATATTAATATAGATCCAGCTGGAAATGGCGACATTATATTACACACTAGTTTAACAATTAATCCTAATGGTAATATTACAAAAACAGGTGAATTAAATATTAGCCCAACGACAACTACTAGTTTTGGAAATAACACTACCCTAGTTGACGGTAATGTATATATTGTTAGAAATTCATACTCTAGTGCGTTTGGTAGTGGGCTTACTTTTGCACAACATCATGCAACCGCTGATGCAGTAAATTTAAATTTTTTAAGAACAAGAGGTACTGGTCTCGCAATAGCTGCTGTTGCTAACGGAGACGATATTGCTGATTTAAATTTTATAGGTCACGACGGTACCAATAGAGTATCAATCGGTAGTATAACTGCTAGAGTTTCTGGAGCTGTGTCACTAGGAATAGTTCCGGGCGAACTTGCTTTTGATACTCGTAATACAGCAGGTGTATTATCAGAAAAAGCAGTATTAACATCACAAGGTGTATGGCGAGTCAATAGCATACAGGCACTTAGCGAATCGACAATGTCTGTGTTGAGTAACATTAACATAGGAAATAATTTCAGTTTATCCGTAGGTGGAATGACTCTAAGTCAAGATGGCCTAATTACATCAACTTCCAGTAATCAATCAATTACCATTAGATCAAATGGTATTGGTAATGTAGCCATTGAAGGTATTAGTATTACTAGTCGACAAATAGCTACCGACGGAAATTTTGCTTTACAATTAATGAGTGTACTTCAGCTACCATCGTATGCTAGCGAAGCTACTGCTAATTCTGCAGTTGGTGCATCACCTGTATCCGGAATGATGTATTATGACTCAACTGCAAATTCTATAAAAATATATGGACCTAGTTCTTGGCAGATTCCTGGAGCAGGTAGTGGATTGTCTAGCAGGGCAAGTGTTGCCGGAACATCAGCATCGTTAGCCAGTAATGCATCTGGCAACATAGATATTACTGGATTTAAAGGCTACATGCTTTATAAAATTCAAACTAGCGTTGCATCATGGGTAAGATTATATACCGATTCTACAAGTAGAACTGCTGATGCCAGTAGACTAGAAGGCGTAGATCCTGCGCCAGGAGCCGGAGTCATTGCTGAAGTTATTACTACAGGTGCTAGTACAATTTTAATTAGTCCGGGAGCATTTGGTTTTAACAACGAAGGTACTCCGACTACTAACATTCCTGTTAGAGTAACTAATAAATCAGGTAGTACTTCTACTGTCACTGTAACACTTGTTGTCGTACAACTAGAGGCATAACATGTCTATATCAGATTACATTAAAAGAAAAGAATATATTGTAACTGTTAATAACTTCGAAGATTTAGATAGCTTATATGCTGATTTAGAAACCGAAGGGAAAAGCCCGCCTAATATAGATTTACTAAGAAGTGTAGATTGTCTACACCGTAGAACTACTAGTAGAAATACTCATTATTTTTTAACTGAGTTAGAAGTAGAAGAATTAAGAAAAGATCCACGAATTAAAACAATTTCAATTGCTCCATACTATTTAGGTATCCAAGCAGGAACAACTGCTGTTGAGCAAACTAGTACAGCTTGGGACAAGTCACCTAGCACTAGTGGAACCATGAAAAATTGGGGGCTGTTAAGATGTGCCGAAGGTACTCAGAGATCAGGCTGGGGAGGTACAGGGTACGAAGGTGACGGCACGGGCACTGCTGCACAGACTGGCACTATAACGCTAACTGAAACAGGTAATAATGTCGATGTGGTGATTTGTGATACTAATGGTATTGTATGGAATCATCCAGAGTATGCAGTAAACGCCGACGGAACTGGAGGTTCTAGAGCTATTCAATACAATTGGTTTCAACATAGTGCAGAGATAGGCAACGGCGCTAACGGTACATATTCTTACGGTGTCGGGGATCACGGAACACACGTTGCCGGAACAGTTGCAGGTAATACACAAGGTTGGGCACGTAGCGCAAACATTTATAACTTATACTACGATACTGGTAATCCTGGAAACTTTAGTTATGTATTTGATTACATTCGTGCATTTCACAGAAATAAAGCATCAAACCCTGCCTTAGGAAGAAAAAATCCTACTATTGTTAACAACAGTTGGGGACAAAGTATTTTTCCTAGCGAATGGTCATTAACTGATATTACCGCCGTAACCTATAGAGGAACTAGATACACTCCTGCAGGGTCAACCGTTTACACAGGATTCAGCGGAGTATGTACTTCTAATGCAAGATTAGCAACCCTAGTTGGATTTGAAAATGCCGGGAACAGGATAACAACTACTGGGCCTTATACGGCGCCAGGCGGTAGCATCTTAACTAAACCGGCCTCATGGACGCAAACTGGAGAACAGGCATATTTTATTGAACTATCACAGCCTAATGCAAGTTATACCATTACAGTACAAGGACCAGCTGACTTAGATTTGATTAATAATGTTGCAATGGATGCTGTTTCGGGCTCAATGTCATTAAGTAGTTCTATTGTTATTACACAAGGTGTAACCGCTGTAGCAACATATACTGAAGATGCAGGTTCAACAACAAATGGTGGTACGTTAGAAACTGACATTCGAGAAACTATTAACTTACCTAATGCAGCAGTGTATACTATCATATTTAATAATACTATCGATATTAGCGGTGCTGGGTCGGTACTGTTTGGAACTGCATTGAGTTTAACAGTAGTAACAGAAAGCACACCGGCTACTGCATCTGTTAGTAGCATAACAAACTCACTATCTACACCAACGGGATGGACATCCTCAACTACGCCAACAGTTGGTAATAATGATGACGGGTACTGGACACTGGCATTACCGTTTCCTATTACATATCTCGGAACTACTTATAATGAAGTATATCCTAGCACAAACTTCTACCTAACATTTGGAGCAGGTTCTACAGTATGGTCAACTGTTAATCAAAGTTCTCCTAATCTTCCTAAGATCATGTGGAGTGCTGCCGATAACAGTGTACAGAGAATTTATTACACTACACAAGGCACTGCAGGGAGCAGAACATTTAATATAAGAATGGAAGGTGCTGCAGGTACTTCTGGTATATTAGGTTCACCAAATATGGTATGTGAGTACGTGTTTTATGAAGCTACTCCAACTCAAATTGATTTGCAAGTAGGTGTAAATTCTAGAAAGACAACTGGCGCATTTACTACTGAACAATTAAATGCGTGGGGATTTATCAGTGGTCAGCGTATTCCTGCTAGAGTAGCTGCATCAGATGTAGATATTGAAGACTTATACGCCGAAGGTATTATTATGGTCGGTGCTGCTGGTAACGGTCGATGGAAACATGATGTGCCAGGTGGACTAGATTGGAACAACACTTTTGAAATGGCTACTAGATATCCCGATAGTGTAGCACAACCTTATTTCTATATGAGAGGAACTAGCCCAACAGCAAATGACAATTCTACAACAGGACAATTTGAACTTCCGGCAATATGTGTAGGATCAATTGACTCTATATCTACAGATCAAAAGGTACAATATAGTGACTGCGGCCCAGGAGTTGACCTGTATGCACCCGGTACGCATATTGTCAGCGCACTACCTAGCGGCATCGGTGATTCTAGGAATGGAAGTTATTTTATTGGCAAGTTCAGTGGCACTAGTATGGCAAGCCCGCAAGTATGTGGAGTACTTGCGTGTGCGTTAGAAACATATCCTTATATGAATCAAGTACAGGCCAAAGCCTATATACTAGGACATGCAAAAGCCAATCAAATAACTACCAACTCGAACGGCCCTACTAACGGTCAGGATCTACAAGGTTCTGCTAATTTATTTTTATATTATAATAAAGAACGAGCAACGTCAGGAAATACGTTTCCTAAATTAAATTACCAACCTAGACCAGCAACTGGGGCAGTTTACCCAAGAAGAAGAATTAGAAGGACTCTGTAATGGCATTATCTATCTGGACTGAACGATCTGGTTATAGGTTCAATACTATCCAAGAACGCACTATTATAAATCAGGATCTGCCTGTTAGTTACACTAATGGGTTCCAAGATAGTACTAATCTAACATTTACTGTTATATCAGGAAGATTGCCTAACGGTTTGAGAATTGTCGAAGATAAAATAACTGGCACTGCTGCCGAAGTACCTAGAAGTACAGACTATGAATTTGTTGTTAGAGCAAAATACGGAGAGCAAATTGCAGATCGTACATTTTTCCTAACTGTCGAAGGTGCAGACGTTCCTATATGGCAAACAGCAGCGGGAAGTCTAGCTGTGTTAAATACCGATCAATACTATGTGCTTGACAGTACATATATTGATTTCCAACTAGTGGCTACAGATTTCGATACGTCTGCTGGGCAGAGTTTAAAGTATTTTAAAAAATTAGGAGAATTACCTCCTGGTCTTATTTTAACAGAAACAGGTAGAATTGTAGGTTGGATTCAACCTGCACTAGGAATACCTGAGACTGCAGGTAACGGTGCATATGATACAACTATATATGACGACGTAGCATACGATTTTGGATACCAACCAGAATCGGGGTACGATAGTTTTATCAATTATACGCCTAATAAGATCAATAGATACTACGAGTTTATTGTTGTAGTTACTGACGGTGACACTAGTGTTGAACGAACATTTAAAATATATGTCATCGGTGATGATTATTTTAGAGCAGACAACATTTCTTTTTATGCAGGTGTGGGTGCATATACAGTAGATACCACATATGTTAGATCTCCTATTTGGGAAACTGCGTCAGATCTTGGAACTAAGAGAGCTAATAACTATCAAACATTTAAATTAGATGTCTACACAGGAATAGAACTAGGTCCTATTACTTACGAATTAGAAAATGTAAATCCAAAGATTACCGGAAGAGCATCTACTACATTAAGTACAGAAAATAAAATAACTAGAAACTTGATTAGAATAAAAGATGCTAGCGGAACTCCAACTACGGGTAAAAAGATCACTCTTAAAAATTATGTTGACGGTGCTGACTCAACTATCTACACTATTACTAATGTATCAACTGTAAGTTCGACAGAATTTGTGCTGACAGTTACACCAGTGTTAGCTAAAGCCATTCCCAATGATACATGGATTGCATTAGGAACTACTAGTGAAATACCTCCAGGTATGCAATTTGATCCAGGAAGTTCTGAAGTGTTTGGCGTATTACCTTATCAGCCTGCCATAACTAAAAGTTACGAATTTACAATTCTAGCCACTAGATATAGCGATAAACTTGAAAGAGCCAATTCCAGAAGAACGTTTGGTGTACAGATCATTGGTGAAATAGACAGTATTATAACCTGGGTCACTCCTACATCTTTAGGAACTATTCAAGCTAACTTAATAAGCACACTGTCACTAAGTGCTGAAACAACATTGGCAAATGCTGTTATACTTTACGTTAAAACTTTAGGTGCATTGCCGCCTGGACTTACATTAAATCTTGACGGGGAGATTGTTGGCAAGGTTCGACAATTCGGTACACAAACCGAACCAGGTATTATTACATTTGATAACAACAATTTTACTTTAGATTTTAACGAGACAACCTTTGACAAAGAATATACATTCACAGTGGAAGCTAGAGACATTACCAACTACAGTACAGTTTCAAGAACATTTACACTTGCAATTGATACTCCTAATGATAGACTTTACAGCAATCTAACTGTTAAGCCATTCTTAAAACAAAATCAAAGAGATTTGTTTAGATCATTTATCACTGACAATAATGTGTTTACTATCAATTCAATATATAGACCCAGTGACGCAAACTTTGGTATACAAACTGATTTAAGAATGTTAGTGTTTGCTGGTATAGAAACAAAATCAGCATCTCAAACAGTTAGTGTGATTAATAGAAATCACAAAGAAAAACGTTTTAAATTAGGCGACATTAAAAAAGCCAAAGCTAAAATCACCGGAACTAATGATGTTGTTTACGAAGTTATCTATATAGATGTAATAGATCCGTTAGAAGTAGGCAAGAAATATCTGCCAAGTATGATTAATACATCACCCTCACAACGAGCTATTACTACGGATCAAAATAATCAATACTACAACGGACCGTTTGATTTAGATACAAAATATTGGAATGCTCCTGATCCATTTAGTGCCACTGTAGACCGTTCAGATGTATTTCCTGAAGATCCTTATAGTGCATACAAGTTTCCGTCAAGTGTGTCAATTTGGCGCAAAAGAATAAAAGAATTAGGGTTAAAAGAAAGAAATTACTTACCGCTATGGATGCGTACTATTCAAGACGGTGAAGTACAAGAATTAGATTACGTAAAGGCAATACCGCTTTGCTACTGTAAACCTGGTATGGCTGATGATGTTTTGCTGAATATTAAGAATAGAAACTTTGATTTTAGCCAAATAGACTATGTAATTGATAGATATATAATAGATTCTGTCACCGGGTATTCCGCTGATAAATACATCGTATTTAGAAACGATAGGACAACTATAACATGACCAGTGCAATTTTATATTCAAGCATAGACGAAACATACCCAGTTGCGGGGCAAGACAACAACAGTCAAGGGTTTAGAGATAACTTTAATTACATTAAAGCTGGTCTAACTACCGCTGCATCCGAAATTACAGACCTGCAGACCAATACTGCAAAAACAAATGCCGATAACGATTTTGCATTGAATCTTATTGAAAATTTTGAATATAATAATGCATATGGCACTGTTGCCAGTGTAGGAACTATTAGCGGTGCAACTAACGTAGAATTAATTGATGGTGTTTATCAAACCTTTACTATAGGTGGTAATTTAACTTTAACCTTTAGAGAATGGGGCGCTGCAGGAGTGTTATCTAAACTTACAGTAGAATTAAAAAGCGATGGCTCTGCACGTACAGTTACATTTAGCGGATCACCAACTCCAACTATCCTAACAAACTTTGGTGCGGTAACATTCACGTTGTCAGCAACTGCAACAACAAGATCAATTTTTAATGTATGGTCTACTACCGGTGGTACTACAGTTTTTATTGAGCACGTTGGTAACTTTACATTATGATACACCCCCTAGCGCAAGATTTGTCTAAACTTAAAGATTTGGAAATTGAGTCCAAAATACAAGAGTTAGGCAGAAAGTATTGGCAGTCTAAAAATCCCGATGTGCAACAACAAATTTCCTTATTCCTTGACACGTACAATGAGGAATTAAGAGCTCGAAGAATAAAAAATATCGAGCAATTGGCTCAAAACAGAGACAAAGATCTTGACAAACTGATTAAAGTTAACTAAAATAGTTAAATGCAATCAGACAAGTACGGCAATCCTATATTTCAAGACAATGATATTATAGACCTTATCTACAAAGGTCATATAGATCAATTAGATCAAATTATTGTAAATGAAACAGTTGGCATTAAACAACTAGCCGAATACTCCGAAATTAACTTAAAACTCAATCAAAACTTTGACATTGAAGTAGCCGACTTTGATAAAATTTGTCAGAGTGATTGGTTTATGCCGGAAGAGTATAAAAAATTAGACATTGAAGAAATTTTAGTAACGCTATGCCCTAAAGAAAACTATCAACGTCTAATAGAAGAACTAGAAGAATTTAGAGAACGCAATATGCTAGATCTTCTTAGAGTTCTTAAGTACACAGTAGATACCTTAAAAACTAATAGCATAGTTTGGGGTGTAGGTAGAGGAAGCAGTGTAGCTAGTTACGTGTTATTTTTGTTAGGTGTACACAAAATTGACAGCGTGAAATATAATTTAGACTGGCGTGAATTCTTGAGATAAGTACATATATAACACCATAAGGAGAATGTTATGGCAATGAAACCAGCACCAGCAAAAGTATACAGATCAATGCAAGGTAAAGAAATTGATCTCGATAAGCTAAGAATTAAAAACGAAAACACTCTAGCAGTAGGTAATGCTCGAATGAACGCTCGTGGTGACGAATTAGGACCAGGTGGCAAAATTGTTCGCAAGCGTGAAGAAGCAAGCACAGAATATCATACAGACAGCAAAGATAGCAGATAAGAGGATTTATGAACGAAACTTTAGGATTTCAAAAAAATGCAGGTGTAAACATCAATGCATGGAAAGTATCTGCTCTTCGACCGCTAACTGATAATGTAATTGTAATTGACATGAATTTTGGAGAACAAGTGTCCAGTGGTGGAATTATTCTTCAAAGTGATAACGGCAAGGCACACGGAGTCCATCCTAGATGGGCTAAAGTATATGCAGTCGGAGATGACCAACAAGATGTCGGTGTAGGTCAATGGGTGTTAATTGAACACGGACGTTGGACACGTGGTATTAAGATCGAAGATGATGAAGGTGAGAAAATTATTAGAAAAATTGACACAAAATGTATGTTAATGGTTTCTGATGAGGCGCCGCCTGAAGACGCAATGATTGGAAGAGAGCTATGACCAATCCGTTTAGAGATCAAGAAAAATTCATGCGGGCCTGTGATCAGGCAGTGGATGCTTATTCAATATCACAATATAAAATGTATTTAAATTTGATCGAAGAAGAGCATCAAGAACTTAAAGAAGCAGTTGCTGCCGATGACTTAGTTGAACAGTTGGATGCATTAATTGATATCCTAGTTGTTACTATTGGTGCTATTCATAGCGCAGGATTCAACGGCGAAAGTGCTTGGAAAGAAGTTATGAGTACAAACTTTGCCAAGATCGACAAAGAGACCGGCAAGGTTCGTAAGCGTGAGGACGGTAAGGTATTGAAACCCATAGGGTGGACGCCGCCGGAGTTGGCTCCATTTGTGAGCAAATAACTCAAAGGGTCTTGACAGACCCTTTCTTTTCCTCTATAATAAATGAAAAGGATATTGTAATGTGGAGAGTTAGTTATTATATGGTCGGTGGAACAAGAACAACAAAGTTGTTTCCTACACTGACAGAAGCTACACATTTTGTAGTGTATAAAATCCGCACCTGCAATGTTTACGAATTTATAAAGGTTAAAGAATGAAAGAACTATGGGTTGAGAAATACCGTCCAGATACCTTAGACGGATATGTATTTAAAGATGATCATCAACGAGCACAGATTGAAAGTTGGATTGCTGAAGGCAGTATTCCTCACTTGTTGTTTAGTGGCAACGCAGGCGTAGGCAAAACTACGCTGGCAAAAATTCTTATTAAGATGTTAGGTGTTCAAGACACAGATGTATTGTCAGTTAATGCTAGTAAGGAAGGTCGTAAAATTGACTGGCTTAGAGATAAACTAGACGGGTTCTGTCAAACAATGCCGTTTGGTGATTTTAAAGTTGTTATTCTTGACGAAGCTGACTATCTTAATCATCAGTCAGTGCAGCCAGCTATGCGTAACCTAATGGAACAATACAGTCAGAGTGTAAGATTTATTCTCACCTGTAACTATCCTAACAAGATTATTCCCGCATTGCATAGTCGTTGTCAGCGTCTGCATATTGAAAAAACAGATATGACAGAATTCATCAAACGTGTTGAAACTATTTTGCAAAAAGAAAACATCGAGTTTGATCTAGAAACTCTAGCAACTTATGTGTCAGCAACATATCCGGATCTACGCAAGTGTATCAACAATGTACAAATGAATAGTCTAGATGGTAAATTACACAGTCCCGAATCATCTGACTCAAGCACCGACTATCGTGTAGAAATGATTGATCTGTTTAAGAAAGGCAAGATTAGCGAAGCACGTAAACTAGTATGCGGACAGGCTAGGCCAGAAGAAATGGAAGACATTTATCGTTGGCTTTATGAGAATGTTAGCATCTTTGGTGAAGAACCTTCACAGGAGAAAGCTATTCTTATTATCAAGCAAGGACTAGTGGATCATACCTTAGTTAGTGATCCAGAAATTAACCTAGCGGCTACACTGATTAGACTTAGTCACGTTAATGACTGACAAAAAATCTAACTCTGCTAAAGGAAGAACAAGCTATGATTCTACATCAACAGGTTCAGTAATTCCTTTCTTCAATAGGAATGTTTCAGAATATCCCACGGAAGCAGGCGGAGTTAAATTTGATCTAGTACCTGTTACAAAACAGAAAGATCTAATGATCAATCATGCTAGGATCTATGCTCAACAAGAGTATGATCGTATTATGGAACTAGTAGCAGTATTAGAAAAGCAGGCGCAGGCAATCAAACGACGACTCGATATAACAGATTTAGTACATGCTGCCGAGTATCAGTTTCAGCTGGTTATGGGTAATTCTTATTGGCTAGTATGGGATACTCGTAAAGAAAAGATGTTACTAGTACTGACCGGACCCAACGATTGGTCAACTGGTGTTCCCAACAATTATGAATATCGAGCACAGGTCAAATATATGGGTGATCATACCTGGATGGAAATAGAATGAAAAAAGGGGACCTAGTCCCCTTTTTATTAATCGTCACCGTAAAGGTCTAGTACCTCCTTAACGGCTTTGTGTCTTTCGATATCGTGACTATCAAAATACACTGCATCGATGTGATCTAACCGTTGACCTTTGATTTTGTCAATGAAGTCAACTAGGCCGTTATCTTTTAGGCGGTCGGCTTGGTTAAGATCCCCTGTTACTACCATCTTAGAATTTTCACCCAGGCGTGTTAGCAACATTTTCATTTGGTTCTGGGTAGCATTCTGCATCTCGTCCGCTATAACGTAAGCATTCTTAAACGTGCGGCCGCGCATATATGCAAGCGGGCTTATTTCTATCACTCCCTCATAGAGCATGTTTTCTATATCTTTCTGCTGATAGTATTCTCCTAATACATCAAAAATAGGTCTTGTCCATGGCGCCATTTTTTCATTAAGCGTCCCTGGTAAGAATCCCAAATCCTCATCTACGGAAACGGCGGGTCTTGTGACTATAATTTTATCAATTTTTCCCTCTTGATAAAGTTTGATTCCCATCTGCACCGCCAAGAGCGTCTTACCCGTGCCAGCTGGCCCGATGGCAAACAAGATATTCTTGTTGTCGTCGTGCAGTTTAAAAAGGTAAGTTTCTTGGTGCTTGTTACGTGGTAACAAGGTTACACGCTGCTTTTTTGCAGGTACATGTGCATGAAAGTCAATTACATTCACATCTGAAGTAAAACGTTTTTTCACTCTTGTGTTTTTACTCATTAAGGTTATCTCCCACTTTTTAGTAAAGTAGGACATGTAGCGACCGCCTCGATAACTACAGAGGTCCTACACTCTTACTTAGTCATTTTGGACTAAAATAAACTAGCAACATATGATTTAAAGCCAGCTAAATAAGTATAGAATATTCTTAGGACTAAAAATGCGCGACATTTTAGACGTTATTAAAAATGTAGAAAGTATCTACAGTACAAACAGCAGTTTAAGCACTCTTAAAGACTTTGAGCGTGTTCTAGACGAGATGAATATGTACGTATATAAAAACTGGCAAGATGGTGAATTAGCCGAAGGCCCGATAGTTGATAGACACTGGATCAAAGCCAGCTTTATGTGGCCGCATGAAAAAATGCCAGATCCTATGGCTGCTAAAAGATTGTTAGATTATGGCTGCAAAGTACGTTATGAAAAAACACATCTTATAGAACCCCGAAAAATTAACAGCCCGGATGATTTCCGTCCAGGTACTCGTAAAGGTAAATTAGATCGATTACCAGTTTGGTTAGTAGAAATTACTATGCCTAAAAAATTAGTAACTGAAATCTTTAACGGTTACATGACTAAAATGAAAGAAGGCATGGGCATAGGAAACGGTAGGGCCGATGCGGCGCCTGCTCAACCAGCAGATCAAGCAGCAGTTGCAGCACCTGCAGTACCAGTAGGGGGAGCACCAAATGCAGCACCAGCAGCTTAACGAAGAGCTCATAGCGGGTGACTTAAAAATGTTAGTTGATAACATTTTTGAAATTGATAGCTATGCTTCAAAGATGGGATCAGATAAAGATATTGTTGTATTAAGTTTCAATGTTGAAAGTCTAGCACCTGCTAAAGATCTAGTAAGATTTTTAGAACGCGGATACGATTTTGTTCTTGATGCAGATTCAAGTCCCGGAGAACTTGACGACGGACGTTATAAAGTTTTTGTAGAAATTGAAAGAAACAAACGTATTGCAGAACAGATTTCAGAATTGCTCTACGGGTTAAAAGAACTAACAGAAGTAGATAATTTTAAATTTAGATACTATAAAAGTTTTCACAGCATTGATGCAGACGAAACTAATCTAAGAGAAACTGTGCCATCTAACAAAGATGCATACGAACAAAATATTCAAGAAAATACTATGAATAATTTTAGCAACTTCTTTGGACGCAGTTATTTAGAACAGGTGAGTGTTGATCATGAAGATATTGTATTCCAAAAGAAATATGCAGAACCATTGCGTATGCGTATCAAAGACTTCGGCACAACTGCACAGGTCTACAATAACATAGACGGTCCAATTATGTTAGAAGGTAGTTCTATGAGTGAAGTTATGTACTTTACCAAGTACGTAGGTAACTACAACATTACTAAAATTGGAAATACATTTGTATTTGAGAACGGCAAGTATGCCGTAGCGTTGGAAAAAGTCTAATGTGGATAGTTAGTCTAATACCAGA